CATTGCAGCATAGAAAATTTTTAGAAAAATTATTAGTTTATTTAGCAAGCCCACGCTTTGTTGGAAACTATGATTCATACGGAAGCTCTAGTGATAAGGATCTTTTTGAGGCGGAATTCGTTCGGTCTATTTGGGATAAGCCGGATCTGACGATAGATGAAATAAACTTATATATAAATGTTTGCATGGATTATATTAATTTGAGACAAATTGATATAAAGAAAAATAAAGTTAATGAAATGTTTAATGAAACTCAAGAGCAAAATGATTTAACGATTCGTCTCACAGAAATTTTAAAAACTATAAGTGAGGAGTATAACCAATGCGCTAAGCGCATTGATCAGAGCATTCAAAAATTAAATGGCGAAAGAGCTAAAAGAATCGACAAGCATCATCAGAAGAATGCTTCTATTTTGAATCTAGTTGAACTTTTTCAAGACGAAAAAGAAAGGCAAATGATGATTCAAATAGCTGATTTACAGAAACAAGCTATTCAGGAGGAAGCTGATAAATTTGAATCTATGTCTTCTTGGAAAGCTAGGATTTTAGGTGTGTCCAAAGAAGATGCTATATGAATCAGTGTCAAATATGTAATCAAGAATTTGAATCTGATAAATCGTTTCATGCTCATTTAAAAAAACATGGCCTTTATCAGGCCGAATATTATTGCAGGTATTATCCAAGGTATTCACTGCATTATAAAAAACAAATTCCGTTTACAAATAAAAAAGATTATTTTGAAAGAGAGTTTATTGACTTAAATGAATTTCTTATATGGGAAAAAAATGCTGCCTCGGTTTTAGTGAAAACAAAATGTTTGGAGCTGTTATCGAAAAGAATTGAAGATAAAAAATATGAATACGCCCCGTTTCATAATGAATTAAAAACTTTAGGTTTGCCTCCAGTTAATATTTTTAAAAAACATTTTAAATCTTACAGTAAAGCTTGTAAAGAGATAAATGAAGAGCCTCTTTTTAACAGGCCCATGCCATTTGATTTTTATGACAAAGAAATTCCAGAGTTTGAAATCTTAATTGACACAAGAGAACAGGATCCATTACCTTTTAAAAAAACTAAAAAAGAAAAGTTATATATTGGGGACTATATAAACAATGATGGCGACTATACTTATACTTACATTGATAGAAAAAGTGAAACAGATTTTTTAGGGACTTTAGCTTCTGGTGTTTCGCGTTTTGAGAGAGAAATTGAGAAAGCTGTTCAATTAAATAGTTATTTGTTTGTGGTTATAGAAACTACTATTGATAAAATAAAATCTAATCACAAGAAATTTAGAAGAAAGACAAGTTTAGAATATGTATTTCATAATATGAGGTGCTTAAGTCATAAGTACCCAAGAAACGTTCAATTTATTTTTACTGGAAACAGAGAAAAATCTTTAGACATTATACCGAGACTTCTTTATTTGGGGGATCGGTTGTGGAGTGTCGATATTCAATATTATTTAGATCATGAGTTGGGAGACAGGTAATCAAATACCAAGAAAAAAAGAATTCATTAGCAATGAAGATCTTTTAAAAAAGAAGGGCTTCTTAGAAGAGAGAGAAGCTAAACTTTTATTTTATGAATTTTTAAGAAATAACACAACTTTTGCTACAGATTTAATCACTGGTGTTCAATTATTCCCATTTCAACATATGGCCATTAAAAGCATGTTGGAAAGTGATTATTTTTTAGGAGTATGGTCTCGCGGTATGAGTAAAAGTTATACAACTGGAATTTATGCCGTTTTAGACGCCATTTTAAATCAAGGGGTTGAAACAGGTATTCTTTCCAGATCTTTCCGGCAATCTAAAATGATTTTTAAAAAAATCGAAGATATCGCCGCAAAGCCAGAAGCTTATTTACTAAAGCAATGTATTACTCACGTTTCAAAAAGTAATGATGAGTGGGTAATGGAAATAGGCAAAAGCCGTATTCGGGCGCTACCCTTGGGTGATGGTGAAAAACTGCGAGGCTTCCGTTTTCATCGCATTATTATCGACGAGTTCCTGTTGATGCCTGAACGCATTTATAATGAAGTTATAGTGCCATTTTTGTCCGTTGTGCAGAACCCTACACAAAGAGAAGAGCTGTATCAAGCGGAGAATAATTTAATTAAGCAGGGCAAAATGGAAGAAAAAGATAGACATCAATGGCCGAATAACAAACTGATAGCTCTTTCATCTGCTTCTTTTAAATTTGAATATTTATATAAGTTATATGAACAATATGAAAATTTAATTTCTAATCCAAGAAATAAGGAAAGAACTCGTCGATGTGTAATGCAGTTTAGTTATGATTGTGCGCCTGTGCAGTTGTATGATCAAAATCTAATTAATCAAGCGAAAGCTACTATGAGTGAATCTCAATTTATGAGAGAGTTTGGTGCTCAATTCACTGATGATAGTTCTGGGTATTTTAAAATATCTAAAATGGCATTATGTACCGTTCCTGATGGAGAGTCACCTTCTGTTGAGGTGGTTGGTAAAGCAGAAGCCGAATATATTGTAGCAGTTGACCCTTCGTGGTCAGAAACAGAATCTTCAGATGATTTCGCAATACAAGTTTTAAAGCTGAATAGAGAAAAACAAATAAGCACATTAGTTCATTCATACGCTTTATCGGGTAGTTCATTAAGGGATCATATTAAATATTTCTTATATATTTTAAAGAACTTTAATATTGTAGCTGTTTGCATGGATTATAATGGCGGAGTGCAGTTTATGAATTCTTGTAATGAAAGTGAATTGTTTAAAAGCGAAGGAATTGACTTGAAACAAATAACCACAGAATTTGAAAAACCAGAAGATTATCCTCAAAATTTACTTTCTGCAAAAAATGAATATAATAAATCTAATTATAAATATGTTTTTTTAAGAAAACCTACATCGAGTTGGATCAGAACCGCTAATGAATTGCTGCAAGCAAATTTCGATCATAGAAGAATATTTTTTGGAAGTAGAGCTATAGATCAAAATTTTAGAACTCAATCTAAAAAGAAAATAGGCATATTAAATATGAAGTTTTCTAATATGGCGGATTCTGACAAACAAAACGAAGAAGCTAAAATGATTGATTTTGTGGAGCATTTAACAGATATGATACTTTTGACCAAGACTGAGTGCGCATTAATACAAATAACTACAACAGCCCAAGGTACACAAAGTTTTGATTTACCTCCCAATTTAAAAAGAAAGACTGGGCCGGATAAACCAAGAAAAGATAGCTATTCCGCTTTAATACTTTCAAATTGGATGGCAAGAGTTTATTATGATATGCAGTCGTTTAAAAAAGAAGAGCTAGATTCTTCTTTTACGCCTTTTATTTTATGAGTAAGATTATAGAAGAAATAGAAAATTGTTCTTTTACTGAATCAAGAAAGCAATTCCTTTATAAATGTTTTCAGTATTTTGAGTCTTTAAATAGGCCGATTAACATTTTGGAAACGGGAACGCAGTTTTCTGGAAAAATAGGTTTCACTAATGTTTTTGCTAAGTTTATTAAAAATTATTTTGGAGGCACATTAACTACAATAGATAATGATTACGGTCATATAAAATTATCTAAAAAATACAATAAAGAATATTTAGATGTAATAGATCATGTTTGTGCTGATAGTGTTAAGAGTATTTCAGGAATGCCTGATTCTTTTATCAATTCTATAGATTTGTTTTTTTTAGATTCTTATGAGTTAGACCTGCATAATCCAAAACCATCTTCCTCTCATCACTTGAGTGAATTAATTTCTTTTTTTTATAGGGTCAATAATAACTCCTTTATAGCTATAGACGATAATTATATGCCGAATACATGGGTGGAATTATTTTTTCCTGATGGTAGAAAAGAGATTTTTCAGACAAACGATAAAACAGTAGGCAAAGGTATGGATTGTCATGACTTTTTAATAGAAAAAAGTTGGACTAGGCATGATGATATAGTTTTTACTGGAAATAATAATGTATTTCTATATTCTTTTTAAAAAAGAAAAGTTTAAAAGTCACTTTGAAAGTTGCTTAGTGTAACTATAATATAGACATGCCTAGAAAATATACAAAAAAATCAAATTATTGGGATAAATTTTCATCTGGTAATGAAAGTGACAATACTTCTTTAGAAAGTCTAGTCCAAAAAAACCCTTCTGAGCCTCAATTGTTAGGCGATCCTTTTTATAGCTTTGACAGCAAAGCTAATTATTCTAGAAATGGAGGAGAATCTTCGACTTCAACAAGAAGAAACAGGATATCTACTCAGCCTAAATTTAATAAATACGCTAATATTAGAGAAGGTTTGTTGCCATTTGAGTCGTCAATTAATGGTTACAACGTAAGGGATGCTATTGAATTATGTCAAAAAGCATATGCTAATGTTGCTATATTTAGAAATGCTGTAGACATTATGTCTGAATTTTCTAATGCCGAAATAAACTTAGAGGGCGGCAGCGCAAAAGCTAGAGACTTTTTCAGCAAGTGGATGAGGTATATAAAAATTTGGAAAGTAAAAGATCAATACTTCAGGGAATATTATCGTAGCGGAAATATCTTTTTTTATAAATTAAATGCTAAATTTTCGTTAGATGATTTTCAATCTATCTTAAAATCTTATGCTAATGCTGATGATCTATCTTACGATAACGTTGAAAAGATTTATAATTACCCTACTTCTTACAATGTCAAAAACTCTATTCCTGTACAGTATACCCTCTTAAATCCATTTTTTCTTGTGGCAAATAGATCTACATCTTGGAAACAGGTTGTATATGAAAAGGTTCTTTCTGAGTATGAATTAGAAAGATTACAGAATCCAAAAAATGAACAGGATAAAATAATTTTTGAAAGTTTAGATGCAGAGTCTAGAGATAAAATTAAAAACGGTCAATGGTCTGTAGATGGTTTAAAAATACAATTAAATCCTACTGATGTTATTTATTCTTTTTATAAGAAACAAGATTATGAGCCATTTGCTGTGCCGTTTGGCTTTGCCGTTTTGGATGATATTAACTTTAAGTTAGAAATGAAAAAGATAGATCAAGCGATCTGTCGTACAATTGAAAATGTTATTCTTTTAATCACTTTAGGTAATACCCCTGATAAAGGTGGCATTAATCATAAAAATATTTCCGCAATGCAATCTCTATTGAGTAATCAATCTGTTGGTCGCGTCCTTGTTGCGGATTACACAACAAAAGCTGATTTTATCATTCCTGATATGAATAAAGTATTGGGGTATGAGAAATATAAAATTGTTAACGAAGATATTAAAGAAGGTCTACAGAATATTTTAATTGGTTCTGAGAAGTTTGCAAATACAACAGTTAAAGCTCAGGTATTTTTTGAGAGATTGCGAGAGGCTAGAAATGCTTTCTTAAATGATTTCTTGCAACCAGAAATGGAATTGATATTTAAAAACTTAGGCTTTAAAGGTAAATGTCCTCTAGCTAAGTTTGAAGAAGTGTCTATTAAAGATGAAACGCAATTTAATAGAGTTGTAACCAGAATGATGGAATTAGGCATCTTGCCCCCTGAAGAAGGTATTAGAGTTATCGAAACTGGTATTTATCCTTCTGGAGAAGAGCTCGCTGCTGCTCAAGAAAAATTTGTTGAGCAAAGAAAGAAAGGATTCTATAATCCTATTATAGGAGGCGTCCCTTCTATAGCCCCTCCAATGGGGAGTGATGTTGAGGAAGTTCCCGAAGAAAAAAGCTCTGAAAAAGTACCTCCAGTAAAAAATAAAGTGCCAAATGAAAGAGGTCGTCCAGTTGGGGCAATTAAAGCTGATGTTTATTCAAGAGAAGCTATTGCGGAAGTTTTTGATTTAACTAAAGGATTGTATTCTGATGTCCAGACTTTATTGAAACAAAAATATAATAAAAAACGCTTAACAAAAGATCAAAAGAAGTTAGCTGAAAATGTTAGTGAAGCTATTATTATAGGTTCAGAAAGTACTAACTGGAAAGATGCAGCTGAAACGGTTTTAAAAGATCCGTCTACTTTAGATAAGTTGGGCGTGATGAAAGCTGTGCAAGATCTGGCTGCACAGCACGATTTAAATACCTATGCAGCCGCTTTATTATATCACAGTAATAAAAAATAAGTGTAACAATTACTATGTATAAGTACAAGACGCGGTTCAATAATGTTGTGACTGCTTCAATAAATTTTGATAATAATTTATTGTTGTCGCAAGCATCATTAGAGCCTATCAAGGGGTTAATTCCTAAATCTGTTAACTTAGAAAAAAATGTAGATTTAATTGGCGCTGCTTTTAACGGAGCAGTAGTCAATGCATTTAATAAAAACGGAGATGGAATTGATACTGATACCGCTATTGAATTTAAAAATTATTTTACGCATAAACCTACTAATATAGAACATAAAAAACAAAAAGTAGTAGGTCATATTGTTAATTCCGCTTTTTCTTCTTTCGGAGAAAATAAGATTTTAACAGACGAAGATGTCAAGGGGTCGTTAGATCCTTTTAATATCGCTTTAGCTGCCGTTGTTTACAAAACTGTAGATAAAGATTTTGCTGAAGCACTTTTAGAATCTAATAATCCTGATTCAAACTTATATCAAAAAATAAGCGCAAGCTGGGAGATAGGATTTAATAATTATAATATCGCCTTGGGTAGCGATAAGCTTCATGAGGCTGAGATTATTACTAAAGAAGAGCAAATAAATGAATTTAAAAAGTACTTACGAGGTTTTGACGGAACTGGATTTACAGATGATGGGATTCCAGTTTATCGTCTCGTAACTGGACGAATTTATCCGTTGGGCATCGGTTTCACGACCAATCCTGCGGCAAATGTAAATGGTGTAATTATTGATGATGCAGCTCAAGACACAATGGATAAAAACAAAGCGAATGATAAAGACGGTGAATTTAATACACCTGAAGTATTAAAAATTCGTGAAAATTTTTCACAAAAAGAAAAAAAGCCTGTAAATACAACCAAAACTAATATTATGGATCTAGAACAGATATTATCAGATTTAAAGACCGTCCTTGCTGAAAAGCAGACGAAAGAATCATTCAGTGAAGAGGCAGTTGCTAGCATCTCTGCAAAAATCGCTGAAAGCATTAAAGAAAAGAGTGAAGAAATTCAGTCTCAAATTCTTTCAGCTGAAGAAGCTAAAGCGACAGCAGTTGCCGAAGCTGAAGAGTTGAAAAAAAGCTTAGCTGAAAACGATGAAAAGTTAGATAGCGCTTTTTCTAAAATTAACGAGTTAGAATCTATTCTTTCTGCACAGGCTGCTCAGGAATTATTTAGTTCCAGAATGAGTACCCTTGATACAGAATATGATTTTGACGACGCTGACCGTAAGTTGTTAGCTGAAGAATTAAACACTTTAGATAGCTCAGAAGAAGCTTTTGCTTCTTATCAAGAAAAGCTAACTGTGATTTATCGTCACAAGAGTAAAGCTTTTAAAGATGAGCAAGAAAAGATTTTCCAAGAAAGATTAGAAGCTGAATTAGCTAAGCGTATTCAGAAGACTGAAGAAATTGAAGTCGTAGAAGCAACTGCAGAAAAAACTGAAACTCCTGAAGTCGAAGTTGAAACTGCATTAGCAAACGCTCAAACTGAAGAAGCTTCTTTACCTGCTCAGAACATTGAGCCTACTGAAGAGAAGGTTTCTTGGAAAGATAAATTAAGTAAGGCTTTTTCAAAAGAAAATATAACAATTAATTTTTAAAGGTTATGGCACTAAGATTATTACCATTCAGACAATATAGCGAACAAGATGTAATCAACTTGTTTGCCAGCAACACTGCTGATACCAGTCCATCTACAAATGGAGCGGGTTCCGCAGGTGTGTTCGTTAAGGTATCAGCTGGTAATTTGGATTCCGATCCAATTACTTATGCTACAAACGGATATTTAGGTAAAACTGATTATCCTTTTGTTGGCGCAGCACAATACCCAGAAGTTCCTCTTAAATTTACAACGGCTACTGCAGGAGAACCTGTCCTCGGTATTACGTTAAATCAGACTCTTCAACAAGATGAGAATGGAGAGAAACTTCTATATAATCCTGTTAAAGCTGCAGAGTTACAAGCGGTTTTAAGTGGTCAGGCTTCTCCTGTTGCCACAAGAGGTATGTTTACATTAACCGATGATGCAGTTGATTGGGCTGACAGTAGCATGACTCCCAATTCGCATCTTGTTGTTTCAAGCAACGCTGGCAAAGTAAGTGGTTTATTAGCTAGTAATGCTGGTCCGTTCACTGGTGATTATACAATCGTCGGTAGAATTTTAGGTACTGGACAACGTGTTTCCTCTAACGGTCAAAGCGATCAGTTCGCTGGAACTACTACTGGTAAATACGCTTTGGTTCAAATTGATTGTGTTAACCCAACCTCCTTGTAATTAGAAAGGCTTTATTAATATATAATATGAAAATAGTTTTAAAGAGAACAGACGAACAGGTTGAGCTAATTAAAGCTTTAGCATCCAAGAATCGTGAGGTAGCCTATGACGCTCAAGTAGCTTTGGCTGAATTCATTGGTCCGGTCTTAGCTGAAGTCATTAACAACGCTCCAACCGTTTCTAACTTATTCACAAGTTTACAATTCAACGCTGAAGACAACCCTTCAATTCCTCTTGATTTATACTATGATATTTTCGATGAAGATTATATCAAAGTTTATAGTCAATCCGTTGCAGGAGGTCTTCCTCAAAATATCGTTCAGCCAACAGCTTCTGAGCTCAAAATCGCAACTTATCGTTTAGATAGCGCTGTTGCTTTTGACAAGAAGTATGCCGCTAAGAGTCGCCTTGATGTCGTTAGCAAATCTTTCACTCGCGTAGCTCAAGAAGTTATGTTGAAGCAAGAAAGAACATCTGCTAATCTTCTTATGACTGCATTAGCAACGGCTTCTACGGGTAACAGCGCTACAGCAACAGATAACTTGCATGTTTTCCGTTCTGCTGCTGCTAACCGTTTCGTTCTTGACGATTTAAATAAAATGTTCACCAAGATTAAGAGAATTAACTCTTCATTCGTTGGGGGAACTCCTTCTGGAGCTCGTAGAGGTTTAACAGATCTCATTGTTTCTCCTGAAATTGTCGAGCAAATTCGTGGAATGGCTTATAATCCTATTTCAACAAAAGGGCCTAATTTGACAGCTGCTCCTGCAGCCGGTGATGACTCAATCACAGCTCCAGAGGCAATTCGTCAGGAATTATTTAATTCTGGAGGTTTACCTGAGTTTTATGGTGTTTCTATTATGGAAATATTGGAATTAGGTGATGGCAAGAAATTCAACACTATCTTCTCTTCTGTCGGTGGTGCTGCTACAACCTATGCTGCTCATACAGTAGCTGGTGGTGGAACCACTTTTGCTCAAGCAAGTGAACAGGTTGTTGTCGGTCTTGACAGATCTCGCGATTCTCTTATTCGTGCGGTAGCAGTTGATTCTGACACAGGTTCTGAATTCAACTTACAGGCTGACGATCAATATACCATTCGCCAAGGTAAAATTGGTTACTTTGGAGCTCTCGAAGAGGGACGTATGGTTCTTGATACTCGCGCTCTCATTGGTCTTATCGTTTAATATCAATCAGATCCACTACATGGGTGCTGCCTGAAAGGGCAGCACCCTTTTTTATTGAATTTTCAATTTTAACTTTATAATATATATATGGCTAAAAAAATTACTAAGTCCAAGAAGAAGTCTGAATTAGACGATTTAAATTTTACTGACGGCAAAGTTCATGAAGATCCTGATATAGCTAGAGTAAGAGAGTTGGAGGTGTGTTTAGGAATAGAAAAGTCAAACCCTTTCGGCACGTCAAATTTACAAATTTTCAAAGAAAAATTAAGTGAGATGACGTTAATTGACATGCAGCATATGTGCGAAAAAATTGGCATTTTTGCTAGCGGTTCGAGAATGGATATTAAAAGTAAATTATTAAGAGAATTTAAATCTACTCATAAACCTACAATAGCTATGTCAGTTGAGAACCCAGCTTTAAAGTTGGATCCTAATGACCCTGAGCATCAAAAAGTCATAAAAATATTAGGAGAAATTTAGTTATTCTTCTTTTTTTATTGTATTAAGTGTAAAGTAGAATGTGGCAACACAACTTACTATAATTCGAGGAGATACACTTGGTACCCAAACAATTAATTTAACATCTGCTACAGATGATTTTACAGCTTTGACCTGTACTGGTCAAATCAGAAGTCATCCTGATGGCAGCTTGATTTATCAATTTATCCCTACCGTAACTTCAGCGGGAGATTTAAGTGCGTCTGTATTTTTTGATATACCTGCTAGCAATACGAAGGCTTTTCCTCCTATAAATTTATATGGAGATATTCATTTTTTTGCTCCCGGTATAAAAGATGTAACTCTTTTCGAATTTAGACTAAATGTTTTACCTGATGTAACACACTTATAATGATATGGGAGAAATTGATGTAAATGTATCGTCAAGTAGTAATCAAATCGATGTTAATTTAACACCGAGATCTACTGTTACTACTTCTTCGGTAGAGAAGGGTCCTGCCGGTAGCTCTGGGACTAGTGGCTCTTCTGGTACATCTGGAACAAGTGGAACTGCAGGAACAAGTGGATCGTCTGGGACTAGTGGCAGCTCAGGAACTAATGGTTCATCAGGAACTAATGGTTCATCAGGAACTGATGGTTCATCAGGCGCATCTGGAACGTCTGGAACAAGTGGATCATCTGGAACTAGTGGTAGTTCTGGAATTACTGGATCATCTGGGACTAGTGGCAGCTCTGGAACTAATGGTTCATCAGGAACTGATGGTTCATCAGGAACTGATGGTTCATCAGGAACTTCAGGTTCTTCAGGCACATCTGGAACATCTGGAACAAGTGGATCATCTGGAACTAGTGGTAGTTCTGGAAGTAGCGGTTCATCTGGTTCGTCTGGTTCGAGTGGAACTGCAGGAACAAGTGGATCATCTGGTTCGAGTGGAACCTCAGGAACTAGTGGTAGTTCTGGAAGTAGCGGTTCATCTGGATCAAGTGGTTCATCAGGTCAAACTGGTAATTTTGGCGGCGCTTCTTTTAAGTATAATTTTTTAACAACGATAACTGACACAGATCCGGGTAGCGGTAATTTTCTATTTAATTCTGTTGCTCAAAATTCATCTACTAGAATTAATATTGATGATGTAGACTTAAATGGAACAGATATTCAAGAATATATTCGCACTATAGATGATTCTACATCTGCAATTAAAGGTCATGTAAAAGTAAGTAAACTATACGACGCTTCTACTTTTATAATGTTTGCAATTACAACTGCTATTTCTGAAAACGCTGGTTATTTTAGATTTACAGTTTCTCCTATCGATAGTTCAGAAACTAATCCTTTTTCAAACGGAGATGATTGCGTATTAACGTTTGCCCGTACAGGTGACAAAGGTGATCCGGGTACTAGTGGAACTAGTGGTTCTTCTGGGTCAAGTGGTTCGTCTGGTTCAAGTGGTTCGTCTGGTTCAAGTGGAACCGCAGGAACTAGTGGTAGTTCTGGAAGTAGCGGTTCATCTGGTTCGTCTGGTTCGAGTGGAACTGCAGGAACAAGTGGATCATCTGGAACTAGTGGTAGTTCTGGAAGTAGCGGTTCGTCTGGTTCGAGTGGAACTGCAGGAACGAATGGGTCATCTGGAACTAGTGGTAGTTCTGGAAGTAGCGGTTCATCTGGTTCGTCTGGTTCGAGTGGAACCGCAGGAACAAGTGGGTCATCTGGGAGTAGCGGTTCATCTGGTTCATCTGGTTCATCTGGTTCGTCTGGTTCGTCTGGTTCGAGTGGAACTGCAGGAACAAGTGGGTCATCTGGGAGTAGCGGTTCATCTGGTTCATCTGGTTCATCTGGTTCATCTGGTTCGTCTGGTTCGAGTGGAACCGCAGGAACTAGTGGTAGTTCTGGAAGTAGCGGTTCATCTGGTTCGTCTGGTTCGAGTGGAACCGCAGGAACTAGTGGTAGTTCTGGAAGTAGCGGTTCATCTGGTTCGTCTGGTCAAGATGGTAATTTTGGTGGTGCTGCTTTTAAATATAATTTTGATAG